TAGTTGAACTCCTCGCCTTTAGAGTAGTTTGCAACTACCTCAGCACTCGTTGAAGGAGCTGACCTCACGTTTAACCCCTCTACACCAACTGTAAATACTCTTGGTTTGTCTAGTTCGTATAAATCGGTTGTAACTGGGGTGCTTGCTGGTGTATCATCAACCGGATAATAGAACCACCCTACAATTCCTTCAAAATCTCTAGTTATATATCTTGCTGGACCACCTACATATAAACTATCCCAGTTTCCATCAACATTTTGTTCAATAGTTTTCATCGTATATCCGTCTGAATCTTCAATTACAACTCCTGTATGCCCATAAGGATGACCTGCTGTATAAGTAGTGTCCATTACAAACACCGCACCCGCTCTTGGTTTGCTGTTAAGGTCTCCTACAACGTTATACTCAACTTTATATCCTAATGCTGCTGCACTGTTAAGCAAGTCTATCGCATTCCCCCACAATGTTTTACCAAAGAAATAAGAGCTTAAATAGTTAGGTAAGTCTACACATTGAGTGCCATATGCTCCGTCTTGGTCAACACCTATTCCTAAATTCGCAATTCTTTTTGATTCGTTTACTAAATCTGCTGTTCTAACCATTATTCTTTTTCCTCCTAAATTTGAATAAAATAAAAAGACTATTGCTAGTCTTGTTTTGGTTTGTCGTATGTCAAGGCTTGCTTACTGTCGCTTAAACCCTGTGTAGTTGCATCATTGACTATCCCTAGCAATGATAGCATTAAAAATACTGTGTCAACTATTCCATTAATGTTATGATTGAATAGTTCAGTATCTAAATTATATCCGAATAATGCTGCTACTTGTTTAACAAGTAAAAGATTTGCAGCAATAAAAGATATAACAAAATGTTTATTCTTAAAACGTACTTTCCAATTTATCATTTGTTCCACCTCCTTTCCTAATTCTGCGGCCATGGCTCGTTAGTTAAATAAGAGATAGACCTTATTCGTATATCTCCAATATCTCTATCCGTTGGCACAGGCTCTGTAAACTGGAATCTTAACTGGTTATAGTCTCCAACGCCTCCTAAATACCATGTTCCATAAGGGATACCTTTATCATTATATATATTTCCAATAAGCGAAGCCTCAGTTCTATAACCTGCTGGAATTCCATTATTTTGAATTATATAACAATTTCGTTCTCTGTCAGAGCCTTGTAGGACATATCCTGCGCCACCTCTTCTAACAATTCCAAACCAACCCCATGATAAACCTCCGAATTGATACGATACTACGTTATTGACACGTCTTACTTTAACGAATGAATTTCCTAATTTCGAAACAGACGGAAGTACTTTCCAACCTGTGTCCCCAATTAAAACTTCCCAACCTGTGTTACCTGTTCCACTCTTTTTAATCCATTTCAAAGCTCCGTTAGTTACTGCTTCATCTACATACGTTGTTCCTACAGGTGCAGTTACAACGCCATTTGGCATTCCTCGTCCGTGAATTTCCCATTGTTTCGCTTCTAGCACTTTTAAGCGGTTGTCTAGTTCAGTTGTGTTTCCTGTGTTAGTCTCAATAGCTTTTAACCTTTTATCTAGTTCAGTTGTGTTCCCTGTGTTAGCTTCGAGTACTTTTAATCTCTTATCTAACTCGGTTGTGTTTCCTGTGTTTCCAGTGTTTGCTGGTATGTAATTATGTATGTTTTGTGTTGTTATGAATTTTAGGTTATCACTTTCCGAAAACTCAAAGTCTGGTGTATATCCATCTGGAATTGAACTTGCTAATGTGTATAACGCTGTATCTAAGTTTGTGTATTTACTAGTGTTACTAATTATTATTCTTTCAGTATTATTGCTGTAAATTCTTCCGTAATAATTTTGCGGATTCCCTACACGTGTATCTTGAAAATATTGAAAAGGTTCTTTATATCCTGTATTTGTGAATATACCACCTTCTCCGTTTAACTTTCTGTTAATTCTTAATTCAAGTGAAGTTAAATCCCCTTGTACTACAAAATTACTAGTATCAACATTCCCACTCGGTTTATTTTCTAACGCTGTAAGCCTGTTAGTAATATCCGTGTCATTATATGGTTGCGGTAATTCAGTTTTTTTAGCATACTTCTCATGTTCTTCATCATCTAAGAAAGCTTTTTTAAGCTGTTCTTTAGTTGCAAGCTTGGATATGTCTTGATGCTCTGTTAAATAATGCTTACCTTCTAATTGTGTTTCAGTAACATATCCAGCTAAAGATTGATGTTCCGTTAAATAATGCTTATCTTCTAATTGTGTAGTCGTTACAAAGTTACTAGTATCTATGTTAGCTGTTACTGGTCTATCTTCAAGCTCTTTAAGTTTTCGCTTAATTTCAGTGTCATCATAACTTGATGTCACTGGTCTGTTTTCTAGTTGTGTAACTTTATTTTCAACCGCTTCAACAGCTTTCTTTGTAGCTAGTCCACTAATATCCTGGTGCTTAGTTAAATAACCTTTCTCATTCAACTGGGTTTCTGTAACATATCCAGTTAAAGATTGATGTTCTGTTAAATATCCCTTTTTCTCAACTTTTTCAACTGCTTTATTTACAATAGTTTCGCTATCCGGAATATCAGTTCGCAAAGCATAATCTGATAAATGTTCACTTGATATAAAATTAGATACGTTAGGGATATCTCCTTTTAAAGCATACTTTTCATTTGCTTGAGCTTCGGTTAAGAATTTACTACCCTTTTCAATCTCCTTAATAGCTTTGTCAAAGTCTTCTTTAGTAAGTACATCTACTCTATCAACAATCATGCTGTTAGCAAAAAAGCGTTCTTTTTCCGGTAGTTGACTAGCTTTATCTATTTCAGATAAATTTACTTTGAATTTAAATCTGAAAATATCGCTATTGCGTTCTTCTTTATCCAGGTAAATATAACAAACAACCTCTTCATTTTGAGTTATTAGAGAGGTGTCAAAGTTAAACTTGATTTTATTATCTTCTACAGTTCCGTTAGTTTTCCAGTAGCTACCACTTCTTAAAAATTTAAAAAGTGCTACTACGTTCTCATTAGTTAATGTACCTTTTGATATTTCAAACTCAAAGGCTCCGTTATTTTTATCGTGTGAATATAGTTCACAAAAACTATCTTCTACTTGTCTTATTTTTGTTGTGTTTTCTATACTTAATTTAATTATTTTTTCCAAGATAGAATCACTCCTTTTCATTAAATGCATCTCTTAGTTTCTCTAGCCTCTTTTTTATCCCCTTCGGAAAAGGCACACCTATTGCTGCTAAGTTCTCAATAAGTGATACCCCATACGTTGCTATGAAAAAGAATATAAATGCTGTTGCGACTTCTTCAAAGCCTATATAGATTAAATAGGGATATACTGTTACTACCAGCACTAATACTATCAGATGCTCTATTAATCCACGTCTTCCTATTGTGGAGTTAACCGTTTTTGTAACCCACGCTTTGCAAAGACCAGTAATAATATCAAATACTATAATTCCGGCTAATGCGTGAATGTAAATGTCGTTAAATAATTCATAATATTGATTAGCAAGTTCAGCTAATGTTATGTGCAATGTTTGCACCTCCTTAAAAAAGAGCGGTGTAATAACCGCCCTTATATCTTTTAATTTTGTTCTTCTTTTGTAGAAAGTTTTTCGTTTAAATCTTTTAAAACTCTTGAGAATTCATCATTTGATTCAATCAATTCTCTTTTTTGCCATTCTATTAAAACTTGAGCTAAAATACCAGTTACTTCAAAAGCTTCTAACTCATAATCTCTAGCCATAATCTCAGTAAATTTAGTGATATCACTTTTCACTTTTACAATTCCTAATTTTCTTGACATTTCCAAATTCTTATCCTCCTTATGATACAAGTATTCCGTTTCTAAATTTCAAGTGAAGACCATTAATATTTACGTCAGTATGTCGACCTTCATAATAGCCTTCTGGGTCTCTGTCTGAACCGGCTACTAATAAATGTCTAATATTCGTTTTACCTTTAAAAGTTGAATTTCCACGTACTTCAAAATCAACATAAGATATTAACGTATTCTTTAGCTCCAAGTCATTATCATCTTCTTTGAGATTGTATGCTAACAACGCTCTTTCTGTTTTGAACCCCCACTCTTCTGTTTCTTCAAACCAACCTACTCTACCATTTGCTTTTATCACAAAGTTCATTCCTGAGTAATATCCCACATCTCTACCCCAAAAGTATGATTTATAATAGCCCCTTATCGCTCCGGAAAACTCTCCGTTTTGGTCATAATAAGATGTCCCAAGATAATCAAGTTTAACTCTTTTTTTGGCACTTTCCGCCTTTCCTTCGTAAAGGATTAAACTTTCATCTTCGAATTGGAAGTATTTAGAATAATTATTCCAAGCTAATTTTAAACTTTTGGCGTTTTGAACAAGAGTAGTTCCAAAGTTCTCATCAGTAACAACATTTTCTATTTTATCTCTTAGTAATTTAATAGATGTTTCGGTTTGTGTTTTTGTCATATAATCAGTAGCTAACGTTTTTGATAATTTCAAGGTAATTTCTTCTTTTGACTGATTAATCAAAGAAGCGATATCAACAGTTTCATTTCTTTTCGTGTATCTGAACCCTAAATTGATTTCATAAAATCTAACGTTAGTAATTTGTGACTTGTCAAAATCTCCTGAGAATTCTAAATACACAGCCTCTTTATTGTCATTTGCTTTACTTGAAATTCTTGTAAATAACACGTTATCTTTTGCAGTCATTGGTTTATAGTTGTTATCGGGAATAGTCTTATACGTATTACCTGTGAGAAAATACTCATCAATACCAATCGCCATTACACTATTGTTAGGGGCTGTTGTGTCAAACATCACCTTATAATAGCGACCTTCTTTAAATTCATTTTTCAGCTTAATACCAACAATTTTTCCGGCTCCACCGGTTACAGCATCTAATGAATTTTTCTCCAATCCTTCATTGAAATTTCCCTCCCAAACTTCAAGATTTTTTACTTCTGTAGAATTACCTAATGGCGTTAAATTAATCGTTCTTGTTTCTGTTGGTACTGTGAACGTAAACATGTTAATACCAGCTACAAGTCTTTGTCTTTCACTGTTAAATATTCTTAATTCCTGATTAGCAGGGAAATATCTAAAGTCAGCTACTAATGTATAAGTATTACCAGGTTTCATAGGCTCAAGCGTTGTATAAGTTAGATTATTCCCAGTTTTCTTTTCGGCTGAGTTTAGAAGATTCTCCCCCCTAATAGCTACTTTGAATTGCTTGTCATTAAGCTCTCCAATTTGAGATTTAAACTGTTCTAATGTCGTATCAAACGTTTTGTATTTATTAGTGATCTCTTTTACAAGTTCAGTATCAGGGAGGTTATCAAGTCTTGCAAAACATGTAGTTTTCAAAAATTGATACTCAACATCTAACTTAATGTTAATTGTTGTCCCGTCTTTAACCCCGTTTGAGTAGTAAACATTAGTAAGCTCTCCGTTGCTATTATATGTTGCGTTCTCTTGTGTTTTGTTAAGACCACCGCCCCAAACTTTAGCTGTCAGGTTAAATCCGTTATTAATCTTTTCTCCATCATAATAAACATCTACATAGAATTTAATGTTATTAGCTTTCTTGCCTTCATAAGTCCCAGCTATCCTTACATTTGCTGATAATGAGTGAGCTCTTAAATCTTCAAGGCTCGGCATCCAATCTTTTGGAATATCTCCATCAACAGCCATATAAGGCTCTGCTATTTTAAAATGTCCATTCTTCGTTGAGAAAATGAAAAATAGATTATCACTTTGAGATGTGAAATCTTGCTGAACGGTGTACTCAAATTCTTTAATAACCCATGTATCTTTTTGTGTCCCACTGTCAAGATTAAATCCGGCCAACTGTTTATTACCCACGTGAGATTTTAGGGCTAAATGGATCCCGTTATCTACAGGTACATCGCTGTAAATGTAGATAGGTAGTCTAATTACAATAGTATCTCCTCTTTTAAACTCTTTCTTAGAGCTAATAAAAGAAATACCTTTCCATGCATTCCCAGTTAATCCATTATTATTAATCTCTACAGAGTTACGACCGTTGAGGTCATTTTGATTAATTGTAGGTGCTGCACCGTTCAATGTGTAAGAACTGCTAGACTTTATTTCAGTATTTAATAATAGGTTAAAGTTTGGTGCTGATTTACCATTATCCCCTTGTAATTTGAACCATTTATAATCCCTTTTATCTGTAGGAGATCCAGGAGAATTAGTCCTTGCTACACCCATGTATTTCTTAGGTGTACGTCCAAAATTACTACCATCCGGATTATCTGAATAAACAATGTGAGTATATTTATCTCCTGTGATTGATTTTTGCTGTATATCGAACCAATCAAAATCACTTGCTACAGGTTTACTCTCTTTGTTTACATATCCAAAATATCTATACTTATGATATTGAGCAGGCTCATTAGTAGGATAACTTGTGTAAACTCTATTACTTTCATGAATTGTATACCATTCAACTTGAACACCCGTCCAATTTTCATCCTCAGGCACTAATATAAACTTAAATAGCACATCTTCAACATCATTTCCTGTTGTAAATACTA